GGAGAGGATTGTTGAGGTGGTGGCATAGGCATCACTCACCCGAAACAGAACGCCAATGGTCCGAGTCTTACCCGCAAGCTCTGACGCTTCCGTAGGATCGAATGGAGTTACATCCCCGCCACCGCTGTAGTTTACCGCCCGCCCCATCTTCAACACGGCGTCGTTGTCACGGGGGCTACGGTCCTGGACCTCTACAGGACCACGGGCTCCGCTGAGGTTGTAGAGGGCCTGTGCAGAGTGGGGCAAAGCCACAGCGCCGCCACAAGCTCGAGAACGGCCTCCTGCTCTAGTACGCCCGGAACGCATTAGCTCGCAAACTGTTTGGCCTCGAAATACACGATAGCGTCGGCGCTATCACGAATAAGGCGCATGGCCTCAGCATCCTCACGCTGGAACTGTTGAGGGTCGCTATCGTAAGCGATCTTTACCCCCTTGCCGGTACTGGGATCGGGGTCAGTCCCGTCCAAGGTATACCAGACATCCCCATTATGGACCGTAAGCTCTACGTATAGAGCGTCAGTGGTGAGTGGATCAGCAAGCGGAACCGCACTATCAGAAACCGGTACGGTTGTCCCAGATCCAGGAACGGTAACAAGACTGTTGGAATTATTTCGGACTTTGGTGCTCATCGGGGAAATTCTCCGGGTTCTGATTCAACCTATGCCTTATATTATAGGCATTTAATTTCGAAACTGTCAACGCATGAAGAACTTGGCTTCGATTTACTCCCCGTTCAGGTAGGCCTGACGGGCCTTGCAGCCTCCACAAGGCTGAACCCCTGCCGCCTTTGTTGCCCTGGCTACTTTGTCGCCAAGCCGGTGTTTCCGACGGAACTGGAGCCATTTGTCACCAGCATCATTCTCCCCACATTGCCGACATACGCCAAAACTGACCGATCCGTATTTGCTGCAGCACCCACCACCCTGGACAGCGCACTCTGACCACCGCGAGCAGGTCATGAAACCGTAACCGTTGCCGTCTGCTGCTGCCATTGCACAATCCAAGGTTTACAGGCCCCATCTTCCTCTGTGTAAACTCCATCCCAGGTCGGGGAGGTCATCACCAGATCCGGAAGAAGGGATCCGGAATCGATTACGATTTTCCAGACATCCTCACCCTCAGTACAAAGCATGTCCACATCAGCTGTGTATGTTGATGCTGTGTCCCGGTCGACGGACATGGTTCCTGTCCATTTACATGTGCCAAAGGCATCACTGTCAAACGTGAGTGTACAGGTGGCGGCCTGGTCATACCCTTCACTATTCGCAGTCGGAGAGCTCGAGCAATCACTGTTGCTGTGGCCTACGTTATCGGCTGCAAAGAGAGTCAGGCTTACTGTGGCCGGGACACTATCGCACCCGCAGCCGGCTGGCGGGTCACATGGACACTCAGAACACCCAAACAGATCCCCATTGGAATCTGCAAGGAGGTCCCCATTCGAATCTGCCCATAAATCGTCAGCCATTTCAAGTACACTGCTTGGCGGTGTAAACGTCGGTCCATCCACTTTCGGCCGTCGGATTCATCACATCGGCCGATCGGGTTTTCTTCTGAAGCTTCAGGGTGGATGTGTCGTATCGGTAGTCCGTCTGGACGGTGATCGTCTCGACACTGGCCACCAGGGGGAAGACCAGCTGGAGACGGTCATCCAATTCCTGAGTGAAGGTAAGGGCTCCGGACGCGGCCGCCACGCTCCCGATCTCAATATGAAGATCCCCTGAACCGGACCCCGGATTAGATAAATCAGCAGTGTGATCAGGTACAGTAGCTCCGCTGTTGATGGCCAACGAGCCCACAGTCCAAAGCTTCCAGGATCCAAAGTCTACAGTGGAAACCGGAACCGTAACCCAGAAGTAGGTGGTGGCATTATCAGTGATGACAAAAGCTCCAGATATATCTACAGATCCAGGTGTGGGAATAGCAGTCGTGGCGTTGTTGCTGGTATAAAGACCCGTCTCCATAGAGACTTCTAAAGCATCCACTTGGAATAGTTCCCAAGGTGCCCTAGGCCCATCCGACAGATTGCTTAACGAGAATATTCGGCCATCTGCAGTCTGCCGTGATGAAAGACCAGCCCCTACGTTCGCGTTATTCTTTTTTAACCACCTACGTAATTCTTGCAGGTAATGTAGTACACGGTCTCCGGTGTTGGGTACTGGAGGAGGAGGGGATGAGGTTGCCACTATTCCGCCTCATAAATATCAGTGTCCCATGTTTCATTAACAGGGGCTGCTTGCCACACCTGAGTAACTCTAAATTTTTCACCTTCCTGTGAAATTCTACGGCTTGTTTTTAGCCATTTATTATCAGTTACTCCCGTCATTCCAGTCGGACTTGACCTTTTACCTACTCCAGACAAGACATTAGCCTCCGACCAAGTAAAAGTGTTTTCTACGGTGGAATATTCATAAGTAGAAACTGGCGCAGCAAATACATCTACTTCAGGCTTTAGGACGCCGTTGATAGACCAAACATCCAACTTAGGATTAGGGTCGTTACACGCTGGATGCGTGCGGATCGGTAAATCCTGCGCTGAAGTATCAGCTCCTCGGATGTCTGCTGTAGTCCCCCCATATGACATATTGTATTTTGCTGGGGTGGTATATTTGAGTGTTACCCGCGAGCCACCTTTAACAGTGGCTTCTTCGATCTCAGCTAATACGAGTGAACCGATAGTTGATGTACCGATTGTGTAACTTGCAATAAACGCAGCAGCATCAGAGGACTGCATCCTGTAGGAATCAGTAATTGTTCCGTCTGCGCTGTATTTTCGATTGCGCTGGATCTGTTGCCCGCCCGTTGAACCATAAACTTGCGTCGTCATAATACTGCGCCCCCTTCTCGTTGCTCGATGCGCTCAAGCGTCTGTTGGGATCTTTCCAAAATGTCCAACTGTCTGCGGGTGAGCTTTTCAATATTCTGTCTTTGATTATCTTCTTTAGTTTTAGCACCCGAAAACATCCCCAAGCGCTCCCAGCGAGTTTGACCTGTAAATCCATTGTCTCTGCTATCTAACCTTCCAAAGTTATCAGAATTCACTTCCTGCTTTAAGGCCTTCAATTTCTTTTCGTTTTCTAACTCTCGTTCCTTTTCTCGCCATTTTTCTTTACGGATCTGCTCTTCTTCCTGCCCTTGCTTGAACATTGCCACGTCCAGCTCATTCCGGAGCTTACGTATTTTCTCTAGCCACTTAAATTCCTCTTCTCCTGATTTGGGAGGACTCTGATGCAGCTCGTCAATTTCTTTATTTATCGCAAGGATTTGTTCGGCAGTTTCCATGCGCGATCTATCTCTACGCTTTTCGAATTCATTCTGGCGCTCAATGCTTTCCATGATGCGATCATTCCAGAATTCCTTCTTCTTCCCTTCTGCATCCACTTCTTCACTTGGGTTCGAGGGGGCTTCCCCTAAGTCATCAGGCTCTAGCAAAGGCCCTTCTCCCTTTAAATCTTCCCTAGCTTTAGCGTATACCTCGACAAAATTCTTCGTATCTGAAGTTAAAGCCCCTAAAGCAATACCCACATCTTCAACGAATCCTACAGCCCCACCTAAGGCCTCCACTGTAAAGTTTTTAATCGAAACCCCTGCCCTGCTAAATGCCTCCTCCTGACGGTCCAATGCTGAAATCGTTTTGCCATCAATTATCAGATTCATTTCATCCAATCTATTGATAACGTTTTGGAGACCTTCATCTCCCAACTGTTGCATTATCCCGCGAAGGCGAGTTGCTTCTGCACCAAGCACTCTTGTAGAAGCCGCGGCCACATCCGCGCTACCAGTACCCCTGGCCATCGCCTGCGCAACGCGATCCAACACTTCTTCTGTACTTAAACTTTGCACCTCTTCCAGAGTGATACCCAAATCTGCAAAAGCAGCCTGCATTTCTCTGGAGCCTGTATTGGCAGCCTCCAAGGCGCGACGCATTTGATTAATGGCTGGACGCATCGTATCAAAACTCACACCAGCTTCTTCTGTAACAAATTTGAGAGCCTGAACAGCTTCAGCAGATAGATCCACTTGCTTTGTTAGATTATCAATCTCATCAGCGGTTGCCAGCGCCTGTGTAGCGAATGCTGCAGCTCCAGCGACCGAGAGAGCAGTACCAATCCCAGGAAGAGCCTGCATAGACTTTCCTAGACCCTGAACCCCATTCTGCATCTTTCTAAGACCAGACTGAAACTCTGTCGTATCGAGAGTGGTCTTATTCTTGATTGGTGGCATTATTAATTTCCATCTGTTGGGCGTTCAAAAGTGCAAGACCATCTCGATCCTTTTGATCTATATATTTTTGATTTCCTTCCGCTTCACGGTCGACTGCGATCCAGCAAAAGGACTTGGCAAATGGATAATTCCAGGCCTCCAACTCAGTTCTACAAATTTTCATTCTGAGTAAAACTGCAACGACCTGCCACTCGATCGGAGCTCGTATACGTGCTCTAGGATCTGAGCCTCCTTTATCCCACCACTCAGGTATGCAGGTGCATTCCTCGAAATATTCAGCAAATTTATGAATATCCCCTTTTCGCGTTTCCGAATCCAAATCAATGATGTGTGCTGATACTTCCCCCAAATAAATAGCCAACGCATTATTATGCTCAAGCTCCTGATACCGATCCCGGGTAAGGGTGCAGATCATCACAGCTTGGCATAGGTCTTCAAACTCCCAATCTTTGTGCAATGCAAAAGCATTATCCGAAGCGGATAAAGCCCATGAATGCCAAATTGACAGCACGTTGATACGCAGGCCGCCGAATAGTACGGGGCCTGCGCTTAGATCGTTTGCAAGAAAAACCTGATCAACCATTACGCGACGGTAAGACCGATGTTAGTGCAGGATACCGTAACGCGCTGTGCGCCTCGTGTCTTTTCAACCTGAAGGTCATCTACGAAAACATCACCGGTAATTCCCGGAGGGTTACTAACCAGGCTGCCAAGCGGGAAGTCCGCTTCAGGATCGCCAGTGGTGGTGATCAAAGTCAGGCTGAACTTTTTATGTACCTGGAACACCAATCGGGTGACCAGTTGCCCAGTGTTGTGATCAATGATATCTTCCATATCAATATCGGCCCCTGCGGGGTCAGTTACTGACTGAACGATATAACCTGCAGCTGTGGGAGCTCCGATTACTACATCTGCATTGCCATGTTTTACTGTTGCCATGTTTTACTCCTTTTATGCATAGGGGTTTAAATCTCGGACGTATGCCGAAAATTGGTGTCGTGCTATGTAGCGTTTGGTGTCTGCGTCATACCCGTCCTCATTGTCCTCTGGTTGCCAGCCCGTGATTTCAATGGCAGTAGTTTCCCCGTTCAGCCAGATGGACAGCATTTGAGATTCTTCAATCTCTACAAAGTTTTCCGCCAAGATCTCCAAATCTTCGATGGTCGTGGGGTCATCCGTTGCGGGTGCGGTGCAGATGATTGCACCTTCAACCATCATGCGGGAGCCATAGGTATCGATGTCATCCAGGGAGCGTTGAGCGCTGCAAATCACCTGCACATAGGGATCGTCATTATCTCGCTTTTGACGGGAGATGTAGACATTTACGCCTGTCAGGTCTCCGTTATCCGCAGCGAAGTTTTCAAACGCAGTCCTCACAGTTTTTTCTAGTTCACGTTTGCGGGAAATCATGCAGCTCTCCTATTGTGCGCCTCTGCATTTTTCTTCAGCGCAGCATTAATCCGGTTACGAAACATTCGTTTCTGAGAGCGGACCACAAAAGCATTCACATCAGCCCAATTCGAAGCGTAAGGCGTAGTGTTGATCAACTCTATGTATCCATCCCCATTTGCCTTCATTCGATCGATCACCCGGCCTTTATCTGGATGTTTAGCGATCCATTTAGGCACCTTGGCTGCACCTGGATACCGAACTGCTGCAGCAGTCCATCGCCCCTTGAGTTTGCCAACATGCTTCTGACGCTCTCTCAGGTATGCCCCTGCGGAGCTCTTCGGAACATACAGCTTCGGAGAATGAGTCATCCCCCGTCGCTCATAAGACTTTCCTGCTCTCTTTGATGGACGGCGGCGGGCCCCTACCCGAGATGCCTCGTGATGACGGCGAATATCAGACACAGACCCTTCCGGGCGGAATAGATGGTTTTCAATTGCGATCTTAGCACCGCTTTTGAATAAGAGCATATGGCTCTCGTTATCCATCTCCGCAGTTAACATCACATTTTGATCTGAGATGATGATCCTGTTTAAGTCATTTCGAATCGCTTTTCGGCCTGTCGCTAATTTGTTCGGCGGAAACTTCTTTGCCAGCTGAACAGACAGAATGGCAGCGCCTTCCCGCATCGCATCCTGTAAGGAGATACCGGTTAGTTTTGCAAAGCGCTCCACCTCGCGACGGTAGCTTACAACATCAGTTTCAATCTCGACCTGCATCAGCTCCGCCTCACAGTAAAACGAATGCTGTCCGATTTAGGATCATCTTCAATCCCATCAATGTGACCCGGGAACCCGTCCAAGGTGACAGGGCTGCGATCTTCAGGAATGCTGGTGAAATCCGATCGAGTCGCCACGACATCCCATACTTCAGGGACACTCATCCCGTCCTCGTCGATATTCGCAGATTGCGTAACCTGGGAAGCGACACACTTGATAGAGTCGACGCCATAAACGAGAGCGCTGGAGAAGTCCCCAGCGATCTCTTTCAGGTCAGCATCCCAGTCAGCGAGAGGCATTAGTCCTGAGCCTCTCCAGATTCCTGAGCAGCTTCCGGCGGATCATCGGCCGGGGGCTCCTCTGCAGGTGCCGGCTTAACCACCACATGATTGAACCGACGAGACTTCAAAAGCCCCTTTGTGCTGTGAATGACGCAGGCCTCCTCGAGCTTCTTTGCGCTCTTGCCTTTGCCCATGACGCCCCCGTTATCGGTGAGCTTGCAGAGGGTATCGATTTTACCATCCACATCAGAATCCAGCTTGCCGTGAAGCTGCCATTCGCCGTTCTGCTTGATGTAAAGTCCAGAAAACTTGTCCATGAGTGAGTCCTTTCAAGAAAATGCCCCTGCCCGCCCGGAGACAGACAGGGGCTGATTGCATTCGCTTAGGAGTTGATGACGCGAACGGCAGCGTTCTGGATGAACGCCTGACCTTTCATCACGTACACGGCACCCCAGTAGTGACCGGTGGAGGTATTGACCCAGGTACGGTAGGTCAGCGGAATCCCCGTTTCCGGGTCGATCACAGTGATGTTCCGGACTCCGGCCTGGTTCTCCTGCTCGAGGATCTCCGGGTTCGGGGCGGCGAAAGCAACGCCTGCGGTACTGCGGCCGGTGTAGATCACCTCGGTGTTCTCCGTGGTCACTGCGCTGGGGAAGGCGTCGGTATAGAACTGACGGGCACCCAGGATGGCGGGGAGCTCACCGGTCTGCAGGACATCGCTTCCGGAAGCGGAGCGGTCCTTCAGATCCACATCCTTAAACAGGGAAGCGGTGTATCCGATGGAGTGAATTGCGGAAACCGGACCGGTGACGCCTTTTCCTTTCAGCATTTCCCAGAGGGTGGCCTGGTTGTCGGAATCGTAGTTGGCCTTGGAGACAACCAGAGTGTCGGTGTTCGCGACAGCGCCGATGTTAGCCCCCACATACAGCCCGAGGGTGTCCTGTAGAACCAGCTTGGCCACAGCATAAGCGGCTTCGCGACCCTGTTTCAGGAAGCGCTCAATGGTGGGCAGGCCTTCGCGGTAGGGGTCAACATACCAGCTCGCCACAGTCGGGACCTCCAGGGCCACCTCTTGAGTGCTGACAGTACTGTCGCCAGATTCGAAGCTGGCACCCAGGGGAGCAGCAGTGCGGGATCCTACGATCCCAACTTTTACTTTGTCGCCGACGCCCTTGGTTCCCGTGGTGTCCACGTCCCAAGAAACAGCGCCCAGGGGAATCAACCCCAGTTTCAGAGCGGGGAGGATCTCATCCTGCACCATTTCGCTCGATACATTCGTCAGTGTATTTGCCATGATATTTGATCTTTCTTACGGGTTTTCACTCCGGGAAATCAGTCGTCCTTCAGTTCGCGGGCATTGATCTGTTTGATGATCGCCCGTTTGTTTTTCTGCCAATAGGCCTGGCGCTCCGTGCCGGCTTCCATCGACTCGTAGATCTCGAGCTCGGATTTCGGCGCCGTATCCTCAGGCTCCTTGGCATTGGCCTCCTGGTGATCAGCCTCAGCATCCTCGAGCTTTTGATTCACAGCGGTGGGGACCATGGAAGCATCCAGCTGGGCAGGATCGGCTAGAGCGCCCTGAAGCCGCGTGTTCTCCTTCTGGAGCTCATCCTTGGCTTTCACGACTTCATCCTTTGCCTTTTCCTCGGCCTTGAGCTGCTCCAGGGTGCCGATGTTGGTTTCTTTGGCTTTGGCCAGCTGTCCCTCAAGGTCAGCCTTTGCGGCGTTTGCAGCATCAAGCTGCCCCTGTAAATCAGTGATGCTGGCCTCGAGAGCCTGCTTCTCTTCAGCATGTGCAGCGTCTTTGGATTCCAGCTGGGCGGCCATATCGTCCATCTCAGCTTTGATCTCGTTGCGGGTCTTCACTTTGCTCATGTCATTCTCCCATCTGTCGGGCTTCTGTGATTGCGTCTTCAAGTTCTGCGATTTCATCGATCAGGTTTTCGGAAATCGCAGCGCGCCCGAAAAAGGTCTGACCTTCCATTGCATTGTCCTCAACCTCTCCCCGCCTGTCAACAACCCACTGCCTAAATTCATAGGCAAGTGAATTAACTTCCCCTTGGAGCAGCTCCCTCTGCTCATCCGTCAGGGGGATCCCGGGGAACATCATGCCTTTGTATTTCCCGCTGGCGATCATCTCACGCTTCAAGCCACGGGCTTCCATGGCAGCGGTAATGTCAATCCATGTCATCAAGGTGCCGATGCACCCGATCTGTGCGGAAGCAGTGGCGAACACTGCGGAGGCGGAACTGGCCAGGTAGTAGCCAGCCGATGCACAAAGGCTGTCTGTGAAGCTCACAACCGGTTTCTCGGAGTCCCGAATAGCCCGGGCGGTCTCTTCCAGTCCGGTCACCATCCCCCCAGGGGAGTTGATATGCATCAAGATCGAGGAAACAGCCGGATCCTCATTAGCTTTGGCTAGACCATTGCGGATGTCGATGTAATCCACTCCACCCATACAGGCCTTATCCCAGGTATCCAACCGGTATCCGAGAGCCCCATCGATCGTCATTACAGCGACGCCATCGACAACAGCGTATTCATCCGGGGATGTATACTCTATTTCAAAGCCCCAGATATTGGCCTTCTTATCCATCGGAACACCCTGCAGGTGCTGTTGGAATACTTCATGAAAGGCTTGATAGGTAGCCAGAGAGATGGCCCAGGGCTTCGCGTACAGTTCACGGGCAATGCGTTCAAATCTCATTGGAGGTCTCCTTTGCTGCGCTGGCCACACTTGTTGAACCGGCCAGAAGGTTCCCGATGTAGGTCTCGAACGGAATCCCGACCTCATCAGCATCTTCTTTCAGAGCTTTCATTTCCTCTTTGTGCTTCTGGCGAAGGGTGGCCCCAGTAGAGCCCTGCTCTTCGGCAAAATCTTCAAGGCAGGCGGTAAAGTTCTGAAATGCAGCCCGGCGGCCCTTTTCTTCCTTCTCCTGGTCCAGCTGCGGAAAATAGGGCTGAGTCCAGTCCGCCCGGTTGAACAGGCTCACCCCGCGGGAGTTTACCGGCGCTGTGGGCAGAGTTCCGCGGCGGATCGCCTCAGCGATCTCAATATTGTACATCCGCTGGAGCATGACCTCCCTGCGGTTCTGGTGAACCTCAGTGATGTACATCTTGAGCGCAGCCTGGGCGCCTTTGTTGCTGCTCCAGGAGCCATCGAAAAGGGAAAGTAAGATCTTGTAGGGGACCCCAGAACCAGCACTCGTCACCTTTTGATCGTACTCCATCAGCCCCACGTACTGGGCATTAGGGGCCTGACCATTCGCGAACATGAAGTCTTCACCCGGATTCCCGGTTGTTCGGAACCGCATGCCGTAGCTGGTATTCTCTACAGTGGTTTTTGTCCCATCATCGTTGGTGATCGTAGATCCGGGTGCCTTCTTACGAGCCCCTGCCCGCTCAATGGAGAGTAAGGAAGCCTCATGCTTTACTTTCATCTTCACGTTATCGTGAATCTCCTCCTGGTCCCGGAGGTTATCGATGATCCCATGCAGGCGGGGAACCCCGCGGAACTGGCATGCACGCCAGAGCCAGGGACAGAACACCACGGAGGAGATCGGGTATCGTTTATAGGAATTCGCGTCTACCCCGCCATATTTCCCGATCTCACAAACATAGATGTGGGTCATCCGGCCCTTGTCGTTGAACCGGAATCCGTTCCGGATATTGGGCTCCCCGGAGAGCTTGGAAGGCGTGCGGATCTGGATCCCTTCAACCGTCAGCCAGCCGAATTCCGTCCAGATGTATGCCAGGTCTCCCTGAGTGGCCTGCAGGGTGATGAACATATCCTGGAGAGTGCCAAGGGTGACCCCGGGGCGGCGGTAGAAATCCGCCCGCTTCCAGACATACTCGTTGAAGTAGTCGGTGGTCCTCATGTCCCATGCCTCGGCATCTGCGATGGCCTGAGCGCTGGCTTTCTCCATCCGGAGGATTGCCGCGGTATTCGCCCGGGCCTTCGATTGCCGGCAGTATCGACGGGTGATCTCTACCGTTGCGCGGGCGATCGGGTTGTTCCGGTACAGGTCCATTGCCTCCAGGCGCATGGCGTCATAACCGTATAGCCCGACGGCGGTTTCCTCTGAGACCAGCTGGGACCGGCCAAAAGCTGCATGATTCCGCTTCCGAGAATCTGTATTTCCTGAACTGAATGCGGAACTACTCCAGCCGGCCAGGATCTTCATGTCATGCCGGGCGGCGGCACGCTTCAGGCCCCATGAGGGGGCAAATTGTGAGATCAGCCTATCGAGTTGATTGCCAGCCATCAGAGAATTCTCCCACCCATGTTCACAAGACTGACTCCGGCATCCCCTACCCCGAGCAGACCCTCGAGGTCAGCGGCGGCCGCATCTCGAGCTCGGCGGGCGGCATCGATGTCACGTTTAGTGATCGTGCGGCCGGTGACGGTGTAACCCGTGGCCTCTGCGGCAAGAATGCTCTGATATTGCGTCTCAGCTGCTGACCACGCAGAAAGAGCCACCTGAGCTTTTTCTTTCGTCAGGTCGTCAGTGATCGCATCGATATGCGTCTGGTAAATTGCCGTCAGGGCTGTCAGATCCGCCATGCCTTACAATGTAGGCATAAAGCGAAAAGGTGTCAATTCACAAAAAAGCCCCCCAGGATCCGTAAAAGGGATGCCTGAGGGGCTGCGCGTTCCGATCAACCGCCGAGTAGATCGGCAAACAATGAGTAGATTTTCAGGCTATATGATCTTATCCCACCTTGCAAGAACCAATTGCATGACCTCACAGTCGAAAAGGTGGTCCTGTTTATGGCCTGGCGCTACCCATACCCCATCAACCTTCTTCGTGCTGGTGACCTGTTTCACATATTCTCTCTGATGCCGGGGGTCCGGCCAGTCCCCGGGGATGTGCCAGTCCGTTCCAGCGTCGATCGAATCCATCAACCAGGTACGGACCGGATCTGTAGCCCAGCTCAGTTCGAGAAATGGAGCCCGCCCTCCCCCGCGACCTTCCATTGCGTCGCGGATATTTGGCAGCAGGACCGCAACCTTCTGATTTTCCTGTCCGGACAAAGCCATGACCGCGCTATTCTTGGGATTCGCATCTGTGTACTCTGCGCAGTAATCAGCCACTTCTGTGGCCCGCAACGCATACCCGATGTCTATCCCGACCTGGCGGGGGGAATAATCTGCCAGTGTCGCATCTAAGTCCGGAAAGCTTGGGGCTGCTCCATAATCCACCAGTGCACTCTCCCACTGCCCTTCCGGCCCCATAGCCCAGTTTCGGCAAAGCCACCAGATGTGGGCCTTCTGGACATCGCAGGTGGCGAAGACCCCGCTCTTCCAGCCCGTCGGGACCCAGATGTTGCCGATCTGGTAATCCTTTTCACAGTGCGCGAGCTTGTCGGAGGTGGCCTGCTGCTCTTTCTCCCGGTGCGCTTCAGCCCAGTATTCCGCGAAATAGGTCCTCAGAGTGTTACGATTCCGGTCCTGACGCTTCGCGTTTTGATCCATCCGGTACTTCGCGGATATGAACTTCTTCGCGATCTCCCCGAATGAGCAGTCGGAAAACGGGATCATGGGCGCCACGACCTTGTAGCCGCGGCGGATCCCCTCTTTCGTGTCCTGCCACCGACCGGCCCGGGTATATTTCATCCGTTCCTTCTCGGTGATCTTCGTCCCGTTCGGGGTCTCGTAGTATGCAGTGGCCGCTACCAGATCCAGATCCCAGATGTCATCGATTTTGCACTCCTCCGGGATCTTGATTCCGTCCAGGTTCCAATGAAACTCGCCCCCGGCCGGGTCCGGCATTTTCCAGATGCATGCATTACTCTCGTTGTAGAGCAACAGCGCCGGGTCTTGTTCCGGATCCCCGCGACGCTCGTAGTTCAAACTCGAGCCAAAGAGGATATGATGAAACGTGTAAGCAGAACAACGGCGACGGTATGCATCCACGCTGAATCCATCGAATAGGCTGAACTCATCGCAGTACAAGCGCTTCCATCCGTCCTGCTTCGTGGAGGTGTCTGAACTCGCCCAGGTGGCCCTGAAGTCCATCCGCGGGAAAGAGATGTTCTGCCCAACAGCCTTCCCTTTCTTGTATTCTCTTTTCGTTTCCAGGGAGAGATCCATCCCGCGAATCACTCGCTCATCTAGGAACCCTTTAGCCAGCTCCATCTTTCCGGTCACGTACATGGTCCGTTCCGGTTCCCGGGCAATGGTGTAACGCAGATCCGTCAGCACCAGGTTTTCGCTGTATCCAGCCCGGGAACACTTCAGGATCACCACTTCCCGGCAATCCCGATCCCGCATATCCTCGAGAGGCCTCTTCCAGAACGGCATGAGCTCCGGGTCAAAAGGGCCACGGTACGGGGTATCGTATTTCTCTGTTCTGGAGTAATCCACATTCTCCCGCGCCCACTGCCAGGACGGCTCCGGGGGCGTGTTTGTGAAAACTGTGTCCAGAATTCTCCGGTAATCAATCATCGAGTTCCACCTCCCGAATCCCAGCGAAAAGCGAATCTCTCAGACCCTCGATCTCCTCCACCAGCTCGGGATGTTTCGCGGACTGGTGATCAGACCAGGAACGAACCTTCCCGGCGATCCCCTCCAGAATCTTGGTGAAGCGGGCCTCCTCCTCCTTCCGGTTGACCAGTTCTTTCCGGGCCTTTCTCAAATCATCATCCGCAGCCTGGATCTTAATCTCGATCAGTTCGATCTCCTTCAGCGCCTTCTGGTCCCTGACTGACCCATCCCCACTCACTCCGTTTTTCTTGCAGGCAGCCACGAATTCCTGACACTGCTTTTTCGGCCAGCCGCTTTTTCGCTTCTTCGGGGCCCCGGGCAGCGTTAAGTAATTCCGGAGCATGCGTGGGGAGACATTACAGTCCGCGCTCCACTCATCCTGGGTTTTGTAATAATTAGATGCGCTCATTCCTGTATCCTACGATATTTTTCCTGATCTCTATCCGACAGAAAGCGGCAATTTGGTTTTCAAAGTCAGTCGCTCAAAAAGTGTGGGCGGGGGGAAACCCCCAGTCGCCGGACTACCTAGAAGGACCCAGGTCCTAGAGTGGGGCTGGTTACCAAAGTCATCCCGGGCATAATCAAACGCTTTATCGGAGTGTAGTTACTTTTGTAAATCAGCCTTAAATCAGTATAACATTTTTGTGTGAATTGAATTTCGTTTATTTTTTTTTGATAAAAAACTTTACTTGAAATCAAGGTCTTCCGAGAGTTACCAGATATCAGTTCTAAACCCCGATTATATTATGAAATTTATAGGCGCTTTTTTAACAATTTTATTAATGATTACATCTACTTCATGCCGAAGTCATGCTTCACATGTAAATAAAATTGATTCAGATAGTGTTAAAAACATGAATAAGCATGCCGATAAAAGGTGTGATACAGATCCTCTGGTTGGGGAATCTAAGGGTATCAAATTACTCATTGATGGTAAGCGAAATCAACTTGAATCCGCGCGACTAGAAATAGGCTTTGAAAGATATACTAAACTAAACCAGGAAATTGGTGGATATACCGCAGAGTATGAAATTCTACACGCTGAATTAATTAGAGCTTGCAGAAGACTAGCCGAATGCGAGTATAAAAATAGGTATAGATCTGAGTCAGATTGCTATGCTGCAGAAAAATCATATAATGACACTCGGAAGTTGATGCTGGATTTTATTGTCAGAGTAAAAGAATTAGAGATTAGTAAAAACTAGACTCTCATTAAAATATACCCTCCCCACAACTCTACATCTAAGCCTCCCATCAACGATGGAGTCGATATTCCCTGAAATCGACTATTTAAGTGATTCGGATTATTCGATATAGGATACGGTAGCATCGATTTCAGTCATAGTTTTCTCGTATCCGGTATAAAATCTAATATCATAGTTAACCTCCACTTTTAAGTTTTCGCAAAATTCTTCCTACAGCTAAGCAGCTATACTGGGTTGTAGTGCGTTTGGTTTCATGCCGGTACTTTCTTCTGGCAAAATCAGCAATGGCACTCATCCTCTAGAGCCTGGTACCATTCCTGATCGTAGGTAGAGCAGACTTTGAGATCACTCTCAATGATCGCAGAGAAGGCAGCCATAACCGCAGCCTCGCCAGCCTCAAGGGCCATTCTACGCTCCTGGCGAGTGTACCCAGTGGAATTGATTTGGAGGATTAGGCTGTCATTTGCTGGCCCGTTGGCGGATTCAGATTGCTCAATGTGAACTGAGTTTTCAACCCATGTCTTTCTCGTTCTGGTGGGGATTTGGATCTTCATTGTTTTTCCTTCGTTGCTTCTAGGTTATCGATCTGGACAAAGATTCCGGAGTGCTGCGGGTCGGTCCAAAACTTCTGATTAATCTCGGAAGCGATCTGCGCGTCATTGGCGAAGAAGCCCAGATCCTCCATCACGTCGTGGAAGAGCTTCGTGCAGTTGCCGAGGTCAGGGGTGGTCACCTTCCAAGTTCCCCACCGTTCGCGCTTTGTCGTAGGGTGGCACCATTTCGTGAGCACCTGTACAGCGCCAGTTATCGGCTCGCTGGGAGTGTGAGCTGCGAGAGCGGTTGCGAACTTCGCCCGGGCAGCCTTCACAGCCTCCTTCGTGTACACCGTCCCAGTCTGGTGATTGATCCCCTTCTGCTGCGACGTGATGGTCGGGATCTTCTTCATGGGGAGAAAGAATTGAATCTTCATGCCTCCCCTCCCGCGCGACAATACCGCGTGCCTACGCTCGGGTAGGGGAAATAGGGGGCGCGAAGCAAAGGCCCCCTTTTCCTACCGACCAGGCGGGCATGTGCAGGTGTGCAAACACATATACGTAGTATATGATTTGCACTGCACTGCACTGTGCAAGTGCAACACCTAGGTTTGCATTTGCATTTGCACTCCTCTGAGGTGTGCAACTGTGCAACTACTAGGTTTGCATTTGCATTTGCATAGGTGTCAGGTGTGCAGAGTGCAAAACCTAGTGTTGCATTTGCATTTTGCATTCCCTGCATCATGCCTCTTCCTCCCCTTCATTTTTCACAACCTGGCCACTTTCAGAGCGATACCCGAACTCCTTCAGGCGTGACATCACGGTCCTTTTCGAGACTCCCATGTACTCCATCAACGTGGTGACCGTGGGCTCAGCATCAATGGAGCAAGCCGTCATTGCATTGAAGAATGACTCCTTCCGGTCGACCTTCCGCTCGCTGGCAGATTTGTCCTTTTGGCGTTTCTTGCGCTGCCAAGGTTCCTCATCTCCAGCCGGCACAGCATCTGTCAGCATCCCGTCCTCCACCATATGGATGGGGTACTGGAACCACGCAGAGACCGGCTTGAAGGATGCGAATTCCCGCAAGGTTCCCTCCACCCTCCAGGCGGTGAAGTGCTGCATCCCTTCTCGTGTGCGGGCGGCTAAATCGGTGAGCTCTCGTCCCTGGTCTTCAGTCAGCAATTCACGAGCTGCCGGCAGGAACTTTTCAGCGACCAGAGCGTTATCCATGCTGATTTCATCAAGCCAATTGCTCCCAGTCAGCTCATGCATGCGTGCGGTCAAGGCATCACAAACCAACCGATTCTCGAGGACAGGCTTCGCGTCACTGGCATCCAGTTCAATGATGTCCAGCAAGGCGTCAGGATCTCGAGCAAAGACTCCGGATCCACTCGCCCGGTCTGCCGATTTCTTCCCACCCTGGGCCCCTTTGGAGTGGTGATGGCAGTCAATTACCGCGGCGCCCAGCTCATTGCAGATCTTATCGAACTGGTTACAGAAGTGGGCCATCGCATCCGCGCTATTCTCGTCCCCAGTGATCACCTTATAGATCGGGTCAATAACCACGGCCACATAGCCCTTTTGCGCAGCTCTACGGATCAGTTTTGGAGCGAGCTTGTCCATCGGAGCAGACTTCCCCCTCAAGTTCCATATATCGATGTTATGGAGGTTCTCAGGCTGCCAACCCTTCGCCTTGTAGATGTCGGCGAACCGGTGGAGGCATGATGCCCGGTCGAGCTCGAGGTTTACATACAGCACCCGGCCCTGGGCGCACTGCCAGCCAAGCCACTCCCGCCCCTCAGCGATTGCGATCACCAGTTGATTGAGTAGAAAGCTTTTCCCAGCCTTGGAAGGCCCTGCAACCCGCATCTTATGACCCTTCCGAAGAACACCCGCGATGAGCTCATCGGCTTTGGGTGGTAGTTTTGCGAAGGTGGTTTCCAGCGGCTCGATTTCCGGAAGGTCATCATGCAGGTCCTGGATCCAGTCTTCCCATTCCTTCCAGGAAGGTTTCCCGATATTTGTGCCGATCAGAAATTGCTTATGACCATTCCGGACAACCCCCGGCATACGGGAGAGGCGGGAAGGGTTACGGTTCTGCCGATCAATCTCCAGCCCATTCTTTTTGCAGACCTCGTACAGGAAGTCGACGCGCTCCCGGTATTCATCAAAGGTATCCGCTTCAATCCGGACAATCGCATGAACGGATTTTTTGCCGCTATGGACCATGGCCGCGATAGGGAGCTCCAGCTCGTTCAAAATAGCGATCTGGCGGGGGATTTCCTGTGAATCCGATTCCACCAGGGCGTATCGATATTCGGTGACGTTAGAATCCTTCACCCCTGCCCCATCAAACGGGTTGAAACGGATCCAGCCCCCGACATCCGGGTTCACGTCACCTATGACAGATCCAATATCGCCTTTGCTTTTCTGCAACTGATCAATCAACTGCCCCGCGGTCCGGTCCCAGCATCCCTTTGTAGGAAGAAACTTGTCATCCTTCTGAAAGCACTCGGTAGTGTAGGCGACATGATCATCTGCCTGGAACAATGCGGATAGGTAACCGATCAGTTGGCCGGGTGCATCCCATTGGTCTGAGGGTTCTGTGACCTCAGCATCCTGGATCCAATTAGGATCTACGACCTTTAGTTTTTCAGGATCACCAATCGTATCCCCCCAGTCGAGAGCACGATCATTCCTAGACTGGTAACTATCCGGCTCCTCCCAGGCTATGGGCTGCTTCCTGCCGTATACTACAGCTTCCCCCCATTTGCGGGCGCCCTCTTTTGAGTTCATCGATAAACCTGCCGCAATATTTTCCAGCTGGAATAGGTCGACAGCTGAAATAGCATTTGAAGCTGCATATCCCCCTGCCAGCCTTCCCACATCTCGCAGGCAGGCGTGCATATTCCCTTCGGTCATTCCGTCACGGAGCTTCTGTTCAATTAATTCAGTGGGTGTCATTCTGTAGCTTTCAGAAGGTCATTGAGGTTTGTTGGAAAGATGGGGAATAGGTGGAAGGGTTGACACCATAGGGCACCCGCCACTTGTTAGCCGCAATCCGGTCAACCAGAGCCTTCGCGGCGCTCATGGGCCACTTGCCCACATTCTTAAAGCCCTTCTGCTCCAACATCCGGATCTGTTTTGGTGTGGCCAGCCCCTGGGCTCTCCGCTCTTTTACGGTGTCAATAATTCGCTGAGCTTTGCCAGCTGACTCAATCGAAGTGGGGTTGATGTCCATCTTCGCGAGAATATCGACCTGCTCAGAGGTGGGTTTTTCTACCTCCCAACCCATGGCCGGAACGTAATTGGCCAAATCGGCGGATTGGATACTCATCTCGTATTGAAGTGGATCCACCATCCTGGCTTTTTTATGCTGCAATTCGGCCAGCTTCTTGGCTAAGGCCTCTTCTCGGGCTTCAACTGCGTCAGATTCGGCCTGTTGAACGGCCTCCGTCAGATCCAGAGGCATCGCCGAATTATTGATGTTCTCGGTCATAGCCTGGGCAACCTCTTCGCTTTCGCAGATGAGATGTGCTGGCCGGCAAAGGTCGTGTTTTTCCGAGTGCCAAAGGAAATCGAGAAGTAGCAGGTCTTGCTTTCCGGTTTCAGGTGAAAGCCGCGTCCCGCGTCCAACCATCTGGCAGTAGAGCCCACGGACCTTTGTAGCTCGAAGGACGATGACGCAATCTACAGAGGGACAGTCCCATCCTTCCGTCAGCAACATGGAGTTGAGCATCACGCCACCTGAGGCCTCATTAAACCGCTTCAAGCGTTCTTTGCGGTCGGTGGTATTGCCGTTGACCTCATCCACATCCAGGCCTCTGGCAGCCAGGAAACCATGCATCTTTTGCGATGTCGCAATGAGAGGGGTGAAAATGACCGTCTTCCGATCCTTGCATCGGGTCGCGATCTCCTCAGAGATCTGTTCCAGGTACGGATCCAGCGCATTGCCTACAGCTGCAGCCTGATAATCCCCACCCGTTTTTTTGATGCCGGTCATATCCAGCTTGATCGGGATGGTCTGTGCCCGGATGGGAACAAGGTACTTATCACGAATCGCTTCAGGCAAATGGTATTCAAAAGCGATGGTCTCGAAGACCTCTCCCAGATTGCGCATGTCCCCGCGATCAGGGGTTGCCGTCACACCGAGAACTTTGGCGGTGCTGAAGTGGTTGAGAATACGCTGGTATGAATCACTCAGGACGTGATGCGCCTCATCCACGATAATCACATCGTAGTGATCGTGTGCAAACTTCTCCAAGCGGGTGGCCCGCATTAAGGTTTGTACGGATCCAATGGTAATCCGAAACCATTCCCCGATGCTGGTTTGGTCTGCCTTTTCGACAGAGCATCCCAGCCCTGTGGCCTGTTTCATTTTATCGGCGGCCTGCTCGAGGAGCTCACCGCGATGCGCAAGAATCAAAATACGCTTACCTTCAGCAACGAGCTTCTCCGACAGCTTGCAGAATACAATGGTCTTCCCACATCCAGTGGGTAAAACCAGCAAGGTCTTGTCTACGCGTTCCCATTCCTGTTCGATCTGGGAGATGGCATTTGATTGATAAGGTCTCAGTTGCATGAGGGGAAAATGGGGGGCGGCGAACCGCCCCAGTTGGTTTGTGGTTAAAAGGTTCCGTTCTGGTAGCCGGTCTGCTGGGGAGCGGGTTCAGTTTTTGGATCTAGCCAAGCTTTGACTTGATTGGCTTTGCGTTTCTCCCCGTCTTTTTCCCAGGTGCGAGTGCCTAGCTTCAGCCTCCCGCGGGACAGGGGCACTTCATTCCAGTTCATAACCAGGGGCTCTCCGGATTTCCGCTTACCGATGCTTCGGAAGAACGAGCAGAGCAGCCCTTCGGTTTTGGTGTGCAGGAAGAGGTTTTCTTTCAGGTGCAAGGTCCCTTTCTCGCCCCCATCGATCTCAATCTCGATCACTGCTTTATTGCATGGAGGGAGTTTTGCGGACCCTCCATGTCGGGCCCGTTCAAAACCCATTACGAGAAACTCATATTCCCCGTCAGGTAAGAGGATAAAATCCCCGGAGTCATTCTGGATGGTGTCATCCCAACCTAATTCACGATCGCTCATGTTATGCTGCCTTTCTGATTTCGTTGATCATGTTCAAAACCTGCGGCCAGGCGGCCACGAGAACGCCTTGAACAAATTGGTCTTCATAGTTCCCGATGGGGGTTTCGAAGGGGTAGTACCCCTTTTGCGATACGGCCTTTCGGATCTCCTCATCGGTCACATGGTCCCGGTCCATCAACTCAAACAGCTGATACGGGAACGCAGACGGGTCTTCTTTCGCAACTCGCGTTTCAGGCGGAGGAGCCTCCTCTTTCTGGGGCTCTGGTTTAGGAGCCGGCTCAGGAGCTAGTACCGGTGCCGGTGCTGAGACTGGAGAGGCTGAAGGGAAGAAATCACCGAACGGCGCCCAAGGGTTATCCTGAAGGAAGTCGATTTCCCCAGGTAGACCGTTGCGGTTCTTCGCGTCCCAGCACACATGGTGCGTGGTGTAGATGACCCGCTTCCCGCCCTGGGCCTTTTTGCTGTGCGTGCTCTCATCCTCTACAACGAGAATCTTGTAGTTCACAAAGAGAACAGCGTCCGCCCATTCCTTGGTCAGGGGTGAAAGCTTCTTGCTGAGTTTCAGCTCGTACCGATCGTAAGCGCCAGACTCATCCGGCCTTTCGAATTTCTTCAGATGAGCGTGAGCGAGCAAGACGACATTCCAGCCCGTGACCTCGGAAAAGTCCGTTAGGAAGTCCAGGAAGCGACCCCAGGTCTCTTCAGCCTTCACGAAGCCCTTGCCATAGCCAAAGTCCTCGATACTGGTCTTACCTCCTTCGTCACACACATGGCGCAAGCAAAGGCGCTCAGCCCAGTCCGCGGTATCAATGACCAGAGTGCTGTATTCAGCCGGGGGGCTGTCTTTCAGCTCCTTCAGGGTCGCGGACATCATAGACCAGCTGTGAGGCTTCGGCAGCCGGGCAACATCCATGGTGGACGTTCCATTCTCCAAATCCATGAACAACGGATTAGGGCAATTTGCTGCAAGAGTGCTCTTCCCGATCCCTTCCGGTCCGTAAACCACCAGGCGCTGTGGCCGGGCTTGTTTTCCTTTAATGATTTGCATGTCTTATTTCTCCTTTGGGTTAAAAAGTGCCGGGGCTGAACTTGGGAGCAGGAGCTTCTGTGGGGAGGAAGGCCTCTTCACCCTCAACCATGCCGTCTTCGATGAGGATGGAGCATTCATCACCAGAACTCACCCGGGTTGCGATCGCCTGGAGCCCTTCCTTCGCCAGCCACTGGCCAAATTCCTTCAGGGTCTGCAGGTCGAACTGCTCCGCTTTGTCGAGCAGCACAAATCCGCAATTGGGGTTAAGCTTTCTCACGATGGCCGTCCCGACTCGGAGCTGCTCGGAGCCGCTCATGCAGTCCCATTTCCGGCCATTGTAAATGAGTGCTCCGGATTCCACGGTTAAGCCGGGCAGAGGGAGACTGGCACCTTCCAGCAGGTCCAAGCGTGACTTACGAATCCCTTCAATCTGCTCAGTAAGCTGAATGTATTCCTGCTCGTACTGTGAAGCGTCATCGATCGCCTTTTGCTTATCCAGGTTGGCGGTGACCTTAGCGTTGATCTCTTCAGCATTCTGGATCCGCTCCTCGAGCTCTTTAGTGGACTCGTCCTTCAATTGCTCAGTGGTCTTGCTGGCTGTTGCAATTTCACGGTCGAGACGTTCAAGGCCCTCTTTTACGGATGCCACTTCATCGAGTAGCTCGTCTAATTTTTCGAGCCCTCGAGTCTTTGCACTGTTGAGTTGTGATAGATGCTCGCGTTTGGCTTGGTTTTCGCCGTTCCGTCGAAGCACATCCTGGTAGGCCTGGATCTGTTCGGAAACGGAAATGAGCTGATCCGGCACATCTGCATAGGAAGGCAGCTCATTCGCATGCTTCTTCTTACTGTCTTTGTACTGACCTACGGTGTGGCGCTTGTCGTATAGGGCTTTTTCTTCCCTCTCCAATTTACCCAGCTCCTCACCGATCCCGAGGATCTCAAGTAGCATGCGAGCCTGTTCAGATTCTGTGGCATTCAGGAAGCGGGGGAGATCAATTGCCAGCTGACTGACGAAGCTATTTAGAAGCTGTTGCCCTCCACGCTCGCCTGAGGGATCGGTCACCGTCAAAGAGGCGTTCTTCCCTTTACGGGAAACAATCAGGCCATTGGACAGCGTAAGGTTGATTTCCGGGTTCCCGATGCTTCCTTCGCGCTTCAGGTTGCTGGGCTCGTAGCGCTTGCCGCCCAAGGCGAAGGCAATGGAATCGAGGACGGAGGTTTTGCCTTGGCCATTACGGCCACCGATAACGGTCAGGGCTTCTCCGGTGCAGTCAATTTTGACCGCTTTGATCTTCTTCACGTTCTGGATTTCCAGAGCGTTGATTTGTACAGGCGATGTTGAACTCATTGTTTGGGTCTCTTTGTTTTAGGTTTGGAAATTGATCATTCAGCCGGAACAAACGTGATGCGGGAGGCGGTGCCGCTGAATTCGCCGTCGAGGGTGAGTTCCCCGGGCCCGCTGTTCATCCAGAGACCACAGTCCACAAAGGGGTAGCTCTTGAACTTTTCCGGGATCCAGTTTGTACGGATGTTGATGGCGACGCGGTTGCCGCGTTTGATAAATCTGGTGGTGCTGTGTGGATTGCGGTTCATGGTGATGTCGTGTTGATGTAGTTATAAGGGTTGCCATTTCCCAAGTGTGCCAACCTGGTGATTACAGGCAGAAGAGTCCGTAGAGGGTCCAGGAGATGAGAGCGCTCCAGGCGAAGGTCCCCAGGATGGCGGCCAGGAACCCCGCGACGATTTTCCAGCATTCCTTTTCTTCTGATTGGAAAGCTTTGAGCACAGTCGCTCGCTCCTCCTCACTGCATGAGGAGTGGCTTGGAGATTCTACCCGGTTCATCAGCTGTACCGTTTCAACATGCCACGCAGGCGGGTTTCTTCGGCTTCGAGCATTTCGGCGGTGTACGCGCAGCCGGTATCTTCACAGATAAAGCGATGGCCGGTGCGGGTCTTGCGGATCATTTCACGCGTCTCTTCAATGGCTTCAAGGAGCTGGTTCATTGGTCTTCTCCGTCCAGCCACCGGGACACCTGGTAGCCAGAGAATTTGTGTGGGTTGTAGTATCCCCGAAGGGGCTTCAGAACGCCTTCATGCTCGAGCCTGCGGGCTTCCTTTACGGAGATGTCGAGGGCCTCGGCCACCTCCCTCAGGGTCATGAGCGGTTTGAGGTTTGCGAGAAGGTCAGCCATGGGAGACCTCCTTCGCGGGAAAGTGCCAGTAGAAGGAAGAGCGGCTCACGTGGCCCCCCGTCCCCCGGGGAGTCTGGAGTCCAGTTGCCATCTGCCAGTAACGATCCGGCCCGACTTTGTAGCGGCGGGTCTTTCCGTTGCGCTGCACGTTCACGATTCCACCAGGGCTTCTGCGGTAACCGGAGATGATGACTTTGCCTTCCATCACTCAGCCTCCACAATGTCTTCAAAGACGGGCTCCATAGCGGCGGTGGCGCGGAAGTGATGACCTTCAGATGTGAAGTACTCTGCACAGTCACCGACTTTGGTCATCGGGTTTGCGAGCAGGTCATACTTGGCCAGCTTTTTAGCCTGGGTGATTGTCCGTACTGAACCAATCATCGCGGCCTTGTTGTGTGTGATGCGCTTGACCTCCATTAGCTTTCCTCCTGGAGGCGGGACATCAGGGCTTTGGTAGATTCGATCTGCTCATCGACTCTTTCCTGAAGCGGAAGGATGCGACCCTTGAGGACCTCTTTGGTCTGGTCATTGAAATCTTTATCCATCGCTGTCAGCAGGCTGACTTCGAGAACCTTGACGGCCTTGTAGGCCTTGCTGCTCGGTTCCAGCAGGCTCAAGATCACTTTTACCTGTTTGCGGCATGCGATCAGGTCGGGGTCATTCGACTGGTCCGCAAGGATAGAAACGTCGATTCCCTTGATGACGTCCATCAAGGCTTCAGAGACGCGGGAGGAGATGGAGATAGAGTCCATCAGGATGTCGGCGGTGGCGGCTTTGCTCATTGTTTTCTTTCAGTTTGGCTGTTGGGGTTAAGTAGTAGAATGCATGCACTCACGTTTTTCAACAATCATATCAACGCCCTCTCGGATTAAAGAAGCCCTTGTATCTTCAGGACCTTCAATTTTATTGAGAGAATCAACCTGATCTTTGCGTAGATTTGTTGAAATTTGCTCCATTCGGTCGGATTTTTTAGGGCGTCCACGAGTTCGTTTCGTTGTCATAGATCACACGGTAATAGAATGCATGCACGCTAGTCAATCATCTGTTCTATTTTTTTTGTGATTTTTTTCATATTAGAATAAAAAGTGTGCTTTTATGGGCCCAAATGAAGGTTACAGATACCATCAAAGAGAGATTGCGTTTGCGCACTCAGGAGCTGGGAACGGTCAAAGCCGTCGCTGATTTGGCAGGAGTTTACCCTCAAACCATATCTCGCTGGATGACTGGCGATGTGCCAATCATTCAAGATAAAAACGTTGATGGCTTAGCGCGCGCATTAGGTATCAGCGTAACTGAACTATATGGTATTGGGTACCCAGAATCCCAAGATCTCACCGACCAAGAGCGAGACGAGATTGACATGGCGATGGAAATGCTCAGAAAGAAATCACCGAAAGAACAGGAACGTATCCTGAAGATGATTGACCTACTACTCGAATCTGAGGAGTGATTATGGACTGTAAAGGCCTTACCAACATGGGATTTATCTTCATGGTTGTCGGCGTACTCGCTTTATTTTGGGTTGCCGAGATTGGTATAGCAGCTTTGGTGGTTGGGTTTATTTTGGCCGTCGCTGGTAGAATGGGTGAGAAATAACCTTTTATGGAGTCTTTATTATGTTCGGGCTATTCAAGAAGAAGAAACCGAATCCCCCTGAAAGGCGCGGTGTAGGTGATCCTACCTACATACATTCTTCAGCAAGCCATTTTGACAGCTACATGGCTAAGGTCAAAAACGGTAAATATAAGTTGAAGTTCAAATGCCCAGTTTGCCCGAACCCATTTGACATAACGTATACATCCATTGATTTTAAAGAGAGTGAAATGGATTTATACGACAATATGTATGAAGTTGGCAGGCATGAATGTGAGTTCTGCAAGGTTGAATTCGTTGTATGCGCTGACGAAACTGGAAGAGCCATTGTTTTTGACTACAAGTTCCACAAAGCTGAATTAGCCTACGTTAAAAAATCCAACGGCCTGATTGATAAGATAAAGAAATATGAGGATAAAGCGTTTGCAGCTGAAGAGGAGCTTTCAGAATTTGAAGAGTCTGGCATTGAGGATGAGAAGAAACGGGCAAAGCTCGAAGCCAATTTCGATAAATTCGAAGATATTTATACCACTGCCGATGACGCTCTGATGACGTGTAATGACAAATGGTACGATCGAGAAGATCGCCAAGAGGCCAAAATATCAAAGTACCACCAAAAATGGGCTAAGCGATAACCCTCCCCCCAGGCAAGCGGATCACTATCCCGGATATGTACACCACGCCATGAGACCTAGATCCATATTCTTTTACTTTGTCGGTTTTGCCCTGATAGCAGTGGGGCTGTTCCAGTTCACTATCGATCGGCCTTTAGGAGCTGGCCTGGTCTTCGGGGGCTTCCTGTTGGCGATCCTTGGCTGGATCGGTCTTTAGCCTAAACCTTAGGTAAGGGAGAAACCCTGATACTATATTTCATGATATTGAGTATGGTGCTTGCGTGTGCGAGAAGCCTCCTTTGGCTGCGAAAAAATTCTTTATCCCAAACAGAGTCCTTCTTTAAACCCTAAAACTGATTTAGGCAAAAAAATGTACAAAGAGAAACTTGGGCCAAAATATAAAAAACTAATTCGCATCTATGTTTGGAGCTTAGTGGTTCCAACTGGCGTATTATCTGCAATTGCTGGATATACATTTAATGAGGTTGTTAAACGAAAAGCTGAACAAGCCGCATTTAATAGAACATTCAGCATTTATAAGGATTTTATGTTCGACGAGGTGCAAGAAGCAAACGCCATCGTACAGTCCGCCGATAAAAAATTAGATGAACAAATACGAAATGGGCAAAACAAGCTAAAAGAAATACAAACAGCTACAAATTCAGCTTTAGTAGATAGGGATGAAATTGCTCAAATGTTAAATACATCAAAACAGAATCTTAAAGAGAGTCAGGATATACTAGCTGCTCTTGAACAGGTAGAGTTAAGTATTGAGGAAAGAGAAAAAGCAATAGTAAAGCTTGAGGAAAAGTTAAAAGAACGTGAAGAAAAACTGGACTCAAAAATGAATGAAGCTGACCAGTTATTAAGCAAACTTGATACTAAAGAAGAAGTAACTAGACTCCAAATTGCTTTTTTGCGAGATGCATTAATTCAAACCGAAATTGTAGCAGCAAAAGTAGGTCCATTACTAAATAATTTACAACCTCAAAGGGCAGGGAATGGCGATCAAAACTGGGGGCCTGGAACTACATGGAATGGTAAAGAAGATTAATTAATCCGTGAGGGAAGAGAAAACCAGTACACCACTTAGAAGCTCCTGACAAAGATGAGAATTTAAAAACTTACTATACAACTAACGGTATAAATTATGGATCTACAAGTTACAAGCGGTAGTCATATCAAAGAACAACCTCGTAAAAGTATCGATGAAACAGTTACTGACGAAGTAGTTTTTGCCCTATGCGGGCTTATAGGGTCTCCACTTGATGAAATGGGGCAACAGATTAGTAATCTTATGATTAAGCGGGGATATGAGGTTATTCCTTTTAAAGTAAGTGATATAATAGAAGAACTTTCGGGTGCACCTAAACCTAAAAATGAAACCGGAATTCAAAGAAAAAATCGTTTAATAACCTTAGGGAACAGATACCGTGAGAAATACGGCAACGATATTTTAGTTAAGGACGTAATTGGTAAAATTTACAAAAAAAGAACCACAACGGAAGAATGGAGAAGAGGTGACCGAACTGAAGTGAGAAAAATATGCTATGTTATAAACTCTTTAAAGCATCCCGAAGAAAAAGAATTATTAGAAAAAGTTTATGGGGATTTATTTTATTTAATTGGAGTTTATTCTCACGAGATCCATCGGAAAAATAATTTATCCGAAGGTGATGATGATGTTCAGGTGCAAGATCTAATTAATCGAGATTATGATGAAGTTGCCTTGCTAGATAACGGGCAAGCTATGAAAAAATTGTTTCACAAGGCAGACTTTTTTGCGAATCTAGACAATCCACTCCATGATGTATCTAATTCTTTTAACAGATTTTTAGATGCCCTTTTTCTCACTTCAATTGTTACCCCTACTTTTCATGAAAAAGCTATGTATGCAGCATGGTCATCGGCACTAAACAGCGCCTGCTTATCAAGGCAAGTTGGAGCTGCGATTACTGATTATGAAGGTGATATTATTGGATTAGGTTGGAATGATGTGCCAAAAGCTGGTGGTGGTGTTTATGGTGGAGATTCGGACCCTAAAACAGATGATAACAGGTGTGCATTTTTATCAGGAGCAAAATGCTTTAATGATTTCGAAAAAAATATAATTGCAAATGACCTCTCTATATTACTTAAAAAATCTGGCATAATAAAATCCGGCCAAGAGAAAGATACTTCCAAAGCATTAAGGGGAAGCGATGAAATTTCTAATCTTATTGAATTTTCACGAGCAATTCATGCTGAAATGTTGGCATTATTTAATGCACTAAAGTTCTCACCAAACAAAGTTAAAGGGGGAAAAGCTTATGTTACTACCTATCCTTGCCATAATTGTGCAAGGCATATTATCTTGTCTGGTGTGACGCATGTGTATTTTATTGAACCTTACCCAAAATCTAAAGCTTCCAAACTTCATTTTGATTCATGGCAAGATGAAGAACAAACAGGATCGGGAGTTATAGTCGAACCTTTTCAGGGTATTGCCCCAAATAGATATGATGCATTATTTAGTAGGAGTAATACCAAAGTAAAAGATCAAGGACATCTTAAACTTGACACAACCCGAACGGCAAGACACCGCTTCGGCGTCACACTAGCCGCTATTCACGAGCTTGAAAGAACCGTAACAACCGAGTACAGTGAAAAGGCCGGGACTACCACCAATGAGCAAGAAACACAAAAATCTCGACAAGAATCAAATGGAGCTCCCCCTCCAGATTCAGCCTGATCAAAAATTATCAACCAAAAAAAATGAAACTAACAAAATTATCGATTTTATGGCTGCAGTGAATGATCAAGAAATGATGGAACGAATAGCCATTGAGAAAAAAGCTGCATGGGCTAAGGAAGTCTTAAGAAAATCAGAGGAAGATCTATTGGAGATGTAAAGCTTACTCACAGTTAAGATACGTAAATTTACCGCCTTGACGAATGTTATTGCGGTTTTTTTATCAATCCACTTCCTGAAATTGGACCAAACCACCAGAAAAGTGATTGTTAACAGAGCATGACAGCTCTGCACCATTCCTCCCAAAAACCGCCAGAGCGAAATGCTGAGGCGGTTTTTTCGTGTCATAATCTAATCAGATTATGGCTTATGGATACATTTTGTTCCGGTTTGCGACCCTAACACGCTCAAGAATGGATACATCCGTCAGGTACAAAATGACGTACAGCATGAATCCTGACCGGGCTCCCTTACCCAAAATTTCTAGCCCTGATACAACCAAACTATGAACACTTTACATAGACAGTGCCTGTACGACACAAAGGCTGTTGATAAGTATTTTTCAAAAAGGTCTTGCGACCCAGCGGCTAGAGGCTACAACAAACGTATAGCTTCTACTGGACATCGCCTCGTAACGGGAGAGTTGAGCCCCGCGATCGTCAGGCCCTCAGGTTTCACAAAAAAGGGAACAACTCAACTCAGGAGGGCGTGCGCGTGAAAGCGACAGAAGCGTCAGAAAAAGTAGTGATAGAGACCGATCGTAAACTGACTCGGTTGTCCATCCGGCTGAAGGCAAAGCCGGGAGTATGGCGTGAAAATCGTGAAGAAATCATGCGCTTAATCTCCAAACCAGCACCCAAGACCCCTCCTAAGTGAGGGGCTTTTTTTTTTTATCCTGGAGGCATGATCGAAAAATACGCCTTCCCCTGCTCCTTCGTCGCGTTCCCTTTGTAGTGCTGGTACAGGATGTTCACATCGTCTTTGTGACTGAGCAGGGTGGCCGTTCTGCCGGCATCGCCATGCATCGCTACATGGTAAGTACAGAATGAATGCCTTAACGCGTTGTGAGGCATCTGGATCCCAGCCTTCTGCCGGATCTGCTCTCTACGTTTATCCCATTGCCGTTTGGTGAGCTGAAAGCCCTTGGGCGCGTGATACAGCGCGAAGTCCAGCCAGGCCCATAGGTTATCTGGGTGGCCGTCCAGGTAGAGCCTAGCCTTGTTCTTAGCGATGTCCGCCCGGATCAGGATACCTTTCTGAGCGAAGTGGATCGATTCAAAGCCGAGACGGGCACAGGCGCTGGACCTGATTCCTCCAAATGCATTCAGAGCAGCGTATGCCAGCGCATCTGGAAAATGGATTCTCGCGCATTCCATGAAGGCTGACATGGTATCCACGGAGATGAATTCAACTTCCTTCGAAATCACATCCGGGACCGGCGCCTTCACGAAAGGATTGCGGTTCATGTATCGACGGTCGATCGCCCAGTTGCAAAACGCGATCCCCGTCCGGATATGGTTCTTCACGGTGGTAGGGGCGTATCCCCTAGTCAATACGAGGGCCCATTCTCTAGCCTGCTCCTCGGTCCATTCCTGCAGCTTTCTCGGCATGACCTCTTCCATGCGTTCAAAGTGCTTTCGTTTCGCTCGCTGGTAATTGGCATCCCGGCCGATCGCCCGCTTCTCTTCCTGATACTTCTGGATGGCCTCCTTCGCGGTGATGTCCACCAAACTCACCTGCTTTGCGTATTCCTGGCAGGCCTGAATGACGGTGAATTCATCTCCAAGCAGCTCGAGGCACTTGACCATTGCGGCCGCTTGAGTGGATGTCAGCTCTAGGATCGCCATCCCCTCTTTATGAGTCTTTCGCCGGACATCTTTGATGAATTTATTCCGGGCGCTTTCTTTCTCGAAGAAGGCAAATTTCCGCTTCCCATCAGAATCTTTCCACTTTGCACCATACTTTGCTTTCCGATCTGGGCGGTTGTACTCGGATATGGGTGTCCCTACTGGTGGAGGAGTGGGGGCCTTTCTGGTTGCCAT